AAGAATGATTTGTTGTTTAGTAGAGATTCAGAAGCATTAACACCTTCACGTGTAATACGAGTCTTGATAACCGAACCTTCTTCAGCACTTACAAACGTGTGGTTATTTGCGTATCCATTTGGAACCGCGCCAGTATTCACAGTAATTGTTGTGTTTGAAGTTGCAGTAATTTCAAGTGGTTTCTGATAGTTAGGCTCACCAATACGTGGGTGAGAAATCTCTGTTACGATTCCACCATTTGCACAACTGAATACAATTGACTGAGGTTTAAATTCAATATGATCGTCAGTTGTAAATCCATGACCTTCACCTAATGTAATTTCCATAATACCAGTATCAGGAGCATATGTTGCAGTTGACGGTGTATGGAATGAAGTTACTCTTGCAGGGTCTGTCCAGTAAATTGCGTTCGTATCAACTGCATCATTTTTAGCAGATACAAATGTGTGTTCTGATTGATAACCGTTAGCATTGCCTACGTTAACTGTAATCGTTGTTCCTGTTGCGCCAGTAATTCTTACTGGTTCGCGGTATGCAGGTTCGCCAACTCTTGGATGCGAAAGCTCAGTTACAATACTTGCGTTTGCAGTGTTTGCACAAGAGAATGTGATACTTGAATCTGCAAGATTAATCCATTTACCTACAGGCAGATTGTGTTGCCCGATAGTTAATGTCATGTCACCAGAAATTGGATCATAAGTTGCAGTTGATGGTGTGAATTTACCATCGTAAACTGTTGTTACTTTAACCGCACCAGGTTCTGCATATTCAAATGATTGCGGTGAAGTATAAGTACCAGAATCCCCAACATTAACTGTAATCGTTGTACCTGATACAGCAGTAATAGTTAGGTCGGTATCAAATGCAGGATCAGTTGCACGAGGATGCGTAATCTCAAATGTACCTGAACTGTTGGCACAAGAGAATGTAATGCTTGAATCTTCGAGCTTAATAGTATCACCGATGCGCAAATCGTGAGCACCGATAGTCATTGTCATAACGCCAGTGTTTGAATTATAATCCGCAGCTGTCGGAGTAAATACCCCATTGTTGATTCCGTATTCTTTGATACCATTCAACTTTGCTCTTACAAAAGTATGCGGTTCGGTATATCCACCAGCATTGCCTGCATTAACTGTAATTGTTGTTGTGTTTGCCGCAGTAATTGCGACAGGAGTTCTAAACAACGCATCAGTTGTACGTGGATGAGAAATCTCAGTTACAATGCCAGTTGCGGTATTTGCGCAAGACAGAGTAATTGCATTTTCGTCAAATACGATTTCGTCACCAACATCAAACGTGTGGTTGTTTAATGAGATAACCATAACACCTGTTGCTGGATTATAGTCAACATCAGTAGGTGTATATTGACGCCCACCTGGTGCCATGATATTTAGAATTTCGTTATATGCTCTTTCAGCTCTATCTGCAACGATTGAGTCATCAATAAGATCAATAGTTTCTAACTTGAGGTGTTCAACCGCACCAACTGTTTCAGGTAGTTGGTCATTAATTGTTACTGCTGCTGTTGCACCACGATAAGCAATACCTGACTGAATTGAGTTAAAGTTTGTACCCAATTGAGCATCTCTTAATACTGCAGGTACAATATATTCTTTCATATCACGCTGACATTTTTTGCTGTCATAGAAGAACCATTCTTTATCAGCCCAGCCCATCATATAGTCTTGGATGTATTCCTTGTTGGATTGTAACTGCTTACGTGCATTACGCTTATCAGCAGGAATATTTGCATCATCACTGAATGTGATTTCTGAACCAAGTTCAATTACTGCACCGTCAAGTGCGTCTACAAATGTATGTACGCCTTTATATCCTGTGCTTCCAACATTTACTGTAATTGTTGTGCCAGTTTTTGATGTAATAGGCAACGCAGATTTAAATGCAGGATCGGATTTTCTTGGATGTACTAATTTAACTTTATTGTCGTCAGTATCACAAGTGAATGTGAATGACTCAGGCATTAGCAGAATATATCTTCCAACTTCAAGATTGTGAGAACCGATAGTAATTACAAAATCACCGGTTGCTGTATTGTATGTTGTAGCAGTTGGAGTATAACGTGTGCCATCCTGTTTCAATATTGAAAGAATTTCGTTAAACTTCTCATAAGCATCAGCTGCAAATGGCGCAGAGTTTGCTTCTACAATTTTATCTGTTGAATAGCGCAATCTTTCGTATGCTGAAATTGTTTCGTCTCTTTGAGCACCGATTACATTCTTCGCAGCTTTAAAGTAATATGCATTACCTGCTGTTACAGAGTTGTAGTTCGTATCAAGCAGGGTATCATACTTAACCGCAGGAACGATAAAATCACGAACGTCGCGTTTACATTTTGCTGAATCGTATGCAAAGAAGTTTGGATTGTTGTCCAACCAATCAATAAATTCTTCAATGATAAACTCACGGTTATCTTGAACAACCTCACGAGCACCTGTACGTGCACCGTGACCTGTATCAGTAAAGATAATATTATTTGCGAATTCTTCACCGTTCTGGAGAACATTTAATGTTTCGTCTAGTGATTGCGCAATACGATCACTTACTGCACTGTTTGCGTTTTCAAACACATAATCAATTGATTCTTTAAGGTGTTCAATTGATCCTACAGTTTCAGTTAACTGTTCGTTAACAACAACGTATGAGATTGGCGAACGATATGTGATACCGTTTAAGCGACCCCAATAGTTAGAGTTTGTAGCAATATCATAACCTGTATTTTCAACAATGATGCCGGTATCACGGAAACATTTATCGGCATTATAACCTTGATAACCTAAACCTGGATTTCCGTTAAATCCTGTGGTTGTGTTTGCAGTCAGATAATCAATCATATTATCAATGATTTCTGGTGCGTTATCTTTAATATCATCAGCAAACGTTGTATTAGCAAACAAGTTAGCTGGAGTTGCTGTCGCAGGGTTAACAATAACTGTGCTACCACGAGCACGCATTGAGATGTCACCGAACTGTGAACCTGAGTTGTTCAATGTAACCTGTCCGCCATCAAGAGCAAAGAATGCTTGGCGTGTAAAGATTGAAAGAGAACCAATTCCGTTAACACCAGCACCGTTTTTAGCGACGTATCCAGTACCGTTCTGTGTACGTGGAGTGAAACCAAAACATAATAGGTATGTGTATAAGGAGTCAGTATCTAGTACGGCTCTGTCGCATAGTACACAACCCCCGCCACGACCAACTAATCTGTTAGGGAAATCGTCAATGCCCAGTTTTTCAACTGTACCTGTGCCACCGCGCTGAGCGTATAGGATATCACCCTTCTCAACATTTCCTTTAAGGTTACGAACATAAATTTGGCGGTTAGAATCAATATCATCAATATAAGAGATATAACCTGATGCACCGCTTGAGAATGTAACTTCATCGTTAACTTGGAATAGAGCTTGCGCTGAGTGACCAGCTTCAAGGTAGAATTCTTGTCCCAAATCGTAAACAGTACCTTTACTGTTGAATGGGTTAAGAGGTGGTTCAACATCCAAACGGTTGAAGTTTGACAACTGAGAACTATCTCGAATATATGGAGATCTTCTCATCAAGGCACCTGGGCGGTATGCAATCGCAAAACCACCTTCAGGCTGGTCAAAGTTATCGACCTCAAAGTTCATATATGCAAAACCTTGCACATAACAACCCGAGCCAACTAAGATACCGTTAGTTCTTTCCCAACCTGGTTTCTTCTGAATAACTGTAGCATACTGACCTGCTGTTGAAGTCATTGCACAATCATCAGGAAGAACAATTGGTTCATCTACATAATAAGTACCTGGGCCTACTGAGATATGAACCGCGTTATTAATGTCGTTACGGTTAACGTCACCGCCTGCTTTTTCAATTGCGAGCTGAGACGCTCGAGCAAGTGTACGAACAGGTTTTAGAATTGAGCCTGGGTTTTTGTCATCACCATCAGATGCAACGTACACCTTAAGAGATTTTTCAGTTGTTCTACCAAGTTCGTCATTAAGTTGTGCGTATGAAATTTGTTCTGTTTTGCCAGTCTTTTCATTACGAATTGCAAAGAATGAATTCTCGGCCATACCTGGATCAAAGATTGATCCCAGTTTCATATCAAAGTCGACAAGAGTAGAATCAGTAATTACTGAGTTTGCCAAGTCAACTTGTTCAATTGTACCGTTTCTAATATCTGAATTAGTAATTAAGCCGCCATCAAACGAAGACCTTGTCATGTTTGTATTGGCAGATACCATGTCTTCAGTTGAAGAACTTGTAATTGTCATATTCTGAGCAATTACATTGTTCATATCACCTTGGAATGATGAATCGGTGATTACCGTATTTGCAACTGTGCCTTCGTCAATTGTTGTATTCGTAAAGACATTATTGTTGCCTGTACCGTTCGAGAAGTCAGAGTCTGTAATATCTGTAAGTCTAATATCACCTTGCTCAAACAACGAATCTCCAATGACCGTATTGTTTGCAACAGAATCAGCAATGAAACCCGAATTGAAATTAGAACTTGAAATAACAGTTCCAACAACAGTTGAGTTGGCAATTGCTGTGTCCCAAATGTCGCCATTTGAGAAACGAGAATTTGTGATATCTACATCGTCGAGATCAGTGTCTGTAATGTTACTGTTGGAAATGTCGACCGTGTCAATTGTTCCACGGGAAATCTCAACATCAGTCATTACGACTTCATCAAGGACAAGGTTTGTAATGATTAGGTTGTTAGCAGTACCGCCTTCAATTTCAATGTTCTCAATACGAGTATTCGTAAAGACGTTATTGTTACCTGTACCATTTGAGAAGTCGGAATTATCAATGGTCGAGTTGATTAAAGTAACGTTGTTACCAGAAACCGTTTCCATTGTGCCGAAGTTAAATTCGGATTGTGTGATAACCGCATTATTAACTGTTACATCTTCAAGTCTTGAATCTGAAATATCGGTATCAGTTATTGTAGACGCATCCATCACCGCACGATTAATTTCAGTATCGTTTATTTCGCCGCGATTGTAAATTGAATCATTAATAGTAACGCCACTGAGTGTGGACGCAAACATATTAACGCCAGATATGGAGCCGCCTGTAATTGTAATTCGATTAAATTCTTCATACTGTATTGCTTGTACTAATTCACGGCGTGTGATGTTTTTAGTACCGTCGTCACCTTGGATCAAATTAACAATGACAAAGAGGTCTTCCGGTCTCGTGTTAACGCCGAGTATCGGGCCTAATTCTGAAATCTTTGACATTCAAAGTATCCTTTAATTTTTATCTTTTAGTCCAATGGAATGTGGTCTAATCGGTATATGGTCTTATTCTGTATGTATTATTTATAACAGTGTTCGCATCTGGAGTTGGCAATTCTGCCCCTGATCTTCCATAATTATTACATGAAAACACGAGCGAACCTTGATCCGGATTTTCCGGGACGCAATCCTCACCACCAACTTTTCTATACATTTTTATGGTTACAATTGTCTTAACCATATCTTCATCATCAATATATTCTGGTTTATGGTATTTATCTTTTAAGTGAAGTACGTCTGGCATAACATCCCCAAAACTTCCAGGATTGTTATTTGCAAGATAAAACCAATCATCACAGAATTGTTTAGCAACAAATGTTAATTGATTATTTTCATCTATAGCATACGTTCTATTGCCAAGGCCGCCTTCGCTGTTAAGATCGCCTCGTGGGAAACATTTAATTGACGTGAATCTTTGTAAACCTAAATCATAGGCCATTCTAATTCCACCGCCAATGCCTTCTATTAGTTGTGAAGTATTTGCATATTGACTAGCAATGTCGTATTCGTCTAAGAACCACCAACAGTCAAAAGGCATTGCTCCACCAAAAAGAACAGTATTTGCGTTATGGCTTGTACTTGTTTCTTCTCCTAATGCACTTGATATATTAAGACCTAACCTTGCGTTTCTTTCTTCTGGGATATCTCGCCAATTGTATATAAATTCTTTTAATTCATCGGTAATCCCGAGAGGATGGTTAGTCTCAATAAAATCTACAAATGAATTTGCGATTCCTTTTGCTGTAATACCAAAAATTCCAAACTTTTGATATGTTACACCATCTTGAGTATCTCGCCCAACATTGATATGACTAATATTCTCTTCAAGCTCTGTTGGTATTTCGTCTGTATAACTGCATACGTTTGCTAAAAATTCTGTCCACACACTCATTATTAATATGCCCTATAGTTATGATCTGAATTGCCACGTGCGTTCGAGTTGTTTACGAATGTTCGATCCCCATCCGCCCCACCTCGAATTCTTACATACCCAGCTGAACCAGTACCACCGTTATAACTTTCGTTCGTATCGCCGGCGCCTCCGTTACCAACACGAACATACAAGTTTGGCCCTGTTGCAAGGAACGTTCCTGATTGATATTGCCCGGAACCGCCGCCGGCGCCTCCGTTACCTGCTGGGTCGTTTTTAGACGAAGCATCTCCGCCTCCGCCCCCGCCTCCAGCACCCCAAGCTGTTCGGGTCGATGAACCGCCACTTCTATTTGCGTTACCGCCTCCACCACCGCCGCTGCCATTAACAGGCGAGTTACCGCCAGAGCCACCAGATGTGCCTTGCGTCCCAGCACGGCCACCGCCGCCGCCATTCACGATAACAACGTTGGTATTAGAGTTTCTATTTCTTACCCAAGATTGGCCACCGCTGCCACCATAACTATTAGAACTCGCACCGCCATTGGCGTAACCGCCACCGCCGCCACCGCCGCCACCACAGATTTGAATGTTAAGAGGAAATCCTGCGGAAGCACCGTAAAAATTTGAAAGCGATATTTGACCTGAAGTCGGTACATTATTGTTTAATGAAACATTTGGGACATACGCGCCGCCGCGGTAATATTCACTTAAGCTGTCTTGCCCAGGAGTATCACCGAACTCGTTTCTTAAATCATTTATTGATATTGTACCGCTAGTCTGTAGAGGCATCTTTAAGCCTTTTCACTTCTGCGTCCAATTCCTTGACCGCTTCAATGAGAAGAGCTACAATGTGTCCGTATCTTACTGCCTTTGTTGATTCGCCGTCCTTATCGAACTCGTAAACAAGTCCAGGAAGGATTTGCTCAATTTCTTGCGCAATAACACCAGTTGCTCTTTCATCAGGGTTGTCGATATAGTTAAATGTGTAGCCGCTGATTGCGTTAACTTTTTCAAGTGGGTATTCAATTTTTTCTATGTTTTCTTTTAAACGAATATCAGATGTACTATAGTTTGTAACAACTTCGCCCGTTGCAAATACGTTATTAGCTGTAAGGTTTGCTTCTGACATATCAACGTTACCACGGAATGTAACCACACCATCAAATCTTGAGTCTCCGCTCACACCTAAGTCTGTCCCAACCTCAATAGATTCAGTTGTGACAAAGTTTGGAACAGTAAGAGTACCGCCAGTTGATAGTTCAAATTTAGTTGTGCCTGTTCCTGTGTTAATAATAAACTTACGTTCTACTGAATCTTCAATACCAACATCCCATCCAACTGTTGTGTCAGTATATCTTGTTTGTGCACCACCTGATGAATAAGTAAATGTTGCGCAAAGTTGGTCGGTTGCAGCAGTAATTTCTATAGGAACATCAAACGCTGCTGATGCACCAGGAGTTCTTGATGAGAAAAGGTCGGAACTAATTGCTTCGGTTCCGATTAAATTTTCTGCGGTAAAGTCACCGTTAAGGATTGCATTACCATCGGTTTCGTCGCCATTGCCAGGAGCCGCGGTTAATGTAGAGTTCTGAAACAAACCTACCATTTCGTTTGTTTTATCAAACCAATTTTGGAAAGTTTGCGCGACAGTTATCGGTGTAATATTTTTAGCCATTTGTTGAATTCTCTACTTTTTCTAATTTTTCGCAAACACGTTCAAGCGTCTTTTTGATTTGAATGACTTCTAAACTTAAGGATTCTACTCTACGATGTAGCTTCCTTTCCATTTTATATTTATTAAGCGCAGCTAGGTCTGTATTCACAACGGCGTTTGAATTTGTGTCTCTACGTATCATGTCAGTGCAATCGCTCTAAAGTCGGCAACTTTTGGTACCTGATGAATGTTTGGAGACAACAGATCAATACGAATTGCAAATTTGCGGAATCCGACAAAATCTCCACCGGCCGCAGATGTATAAGTAAGAATGCCATCTCCGTTTTTATTTGTATCTGCAACAGTATACACAAGCTCGCGGTAATCATTAAAGTTTGAAGTTGACGAGAATGCTCGTGCACCTTCTGTAAGTTCAAGCTCAATCCATGCAAGTGAATCAGCAGATTCAGAATCATATGCGTGTTGTGGCCTAATATATACTTTAATATCAGAACCGTTAGGACGATATGCTGTTAAATATAATTTTAGATCTTCAGCATCAAGATCTTCTGCCAATTCAACAACCTTTGAAATATAACGTGCACCGTCTGAGTTATCAATACGATATTGGTTTGCCATTAGGATTGATGTTTCAATATCAACCAACGGTGACGAAGTTGAGTTTGTGTTCGTCATGTTAACTGTAATTTCAAAAGGCTTGATGTTTGATAGGTTATTAGATTTACTGTAAACTACAACACCTTTATCGGGAAAGCTTGTTGCATCGCCAAATTTCATATCCATTGCATAATAGTTATTCACATCGTTTGTATCAACGAATCTGCCTTTGATTGTTGTTCTTGACGCTGAATCATTTGACTTCTGAATAATTGGTTGAATATAACTTAAGTTAATATTATCAACAGATGCAATAGTTGCTTCAGTGCCGCTTGTCAGACCGTATATAATACCAGTTGCAGAGAATGCTTTACCTGTTACGGCAGAACTTTCAGCAATATACAATGTTTCAGGTCTACGGAAGTTATGATAAGTTGCTCTGCCTACAACCACAGGAGTACCTGTTGCGCTTGCGCCATCAAAAGACAATTTCTTTTCCGTTGTCATTTCAGTTGCACTTACGATATTGGCAATTTTTAACAAGTCAGTTCTAGTGTTACCACTATTTTCAATCTTAATCCAATCACCAGCAGCATAAGTATCAGACAGCGCCGTACCGGTAATTGTTTTAGATCCTAACGCCATATTAATAGTTGCGCCTGTAGAAGGAGAAAGCGATTTTTCTTCATAGACCCATTCGTTTGTTATAAAGGCTCCATCCCAATCAGACAAGGTAAAGAATTCATGGTCGTTATTTGTCATAGTGACAGAACCAGCCGATGAATTGAAATCATGACGATATAAAGTAAATTTCAGATCTTCATCTTGATATGATTTCCATGCTTTGTTGTTTGTTGATGTAAACAGAACACCGTCACCCCAGTCTTGAACAACAGACTGACCGTTTGTATCTCCTGGGGTCAAATCAGTACCACCAACTTTTGATACAAAGACAAGATAGTTAGGATCGTTCGCATCTGGGCGAATCACAATTGCGTATTCAGTTTCAACTTCCAATCTAATTGGAGCTTCAAAATCAACTGTTGTGACTGCACTTGAATCCGCGGATACGTTAACGTCTGCAGGTTTCAAATGAACCTGTGATAATGGGATAACGCGATTTCCTGGATATCCATTAACAACTTCTCTTAATTCAACAGTACATCCATTCACATCACTCTTACGGTTAAAGTATAGGTCAACTTTAGAAACCATAATTGTATCAGAACCTTGACCCATACCTTTTTTGATAAAGAATGTTTGAGCAAGTGGATCTGAGAATTGTACTCTTAATTGCACGTTTCGAGTTGTTACTGTTCTACCTACATCAATTTCAGGTACCCTTGTGTTAAGAGTAGTTGTTTCCTGTTGAATATTATATGCGTGGTATGAGATCTTGGCACCTGAAGTACCGCCGCTTTCAATACTATCATACAATGCAACGTCAGCAACTTCAAGCTTACGTTCGCCAACATAGAAAGTTTCGGCAGGAATATCAAATACCGCTCTTAATACGCCATTTGCGTCGGATACAACTGCTTCTTCTTTTTCACCAAACGTTGCAACATCACGGGCATTATCTTCATCGGTACCAGGATAAACATGTGCATCAACGTTTTGTCCATCAAAGAAGAAGTAATGTTGTGTATTTGGGCGCAGTCCAGCAATAAAGATTTTAACTTCTTGTGGGCGAATGAATGGGTTAAATGCAACATTGGTAACAAAATCCCCGACAGTATCATCGCGGTTAGTAACTTCAATTGCTCTTGACTCAATAGTTTGAACACCATTTGTAATTGTTGCTCTGCCGCCGCGGTTGAAACCAAGATCTCTTGCATTTCCGGTCACAGTGCCTGTTACTCTACTTGAAATAACTCTTGTACCTGTAAGAGGTAAGAATTCTTGAATAGAATCAGCAAAGTCTTGGAATGGAGTAGTAATGTCAATAACTGCAGGAACAGGATTTACTATTGTGTCAACACCAAAATCGTGTGATGGAGATAATTGACCAACACCACGATAATCGTAAAAGTTTGATACGCAGTTTCTAACTCTTGTTGCATACGGCTGATTTAATAACGATACGTGAGCATTACGGCTCAAGGTTGCTGTATCAGCAATTGCAGTTGTTGGAAATGCCGTTGCGCTCGTTGATGATTTATATTTCAAATCTAATGGGAACGAGATTACAGGAGGAGTCATAATAGTGCGGTCAAAGTGAACCGCCGCTTTAAATGTAGGATCCTCAGTTTCTGCAAAAGACAAATCAGAAAAGTTCTCGGCAAGATATCCATTCTTAAATCTTGTTAAGCCGTTTTCATCAAGAACATTTAAATTTTCAACACTTTGCTCTAATTGATTTAATGAAATATAATATTCCATGCGATCAATAGAATTAGCAAGGCGGTCAATGTCATTCATTGTGTATCGTTTTGTGCCTGTTGATTTAACACGAATTGCATAATTCGGTTTCTTTTGGCGGTCAGCTTCATATGCAGATAGTGCAGGGCGGCCTGGGATAAAGACTTCTGACACAACAATTTTGTCACCTGATATTTTTGCTGGTGACGGATCTTGCTGTTCCTGACCTTGCACAAGTTCGATTTCACCAAATGAATCAACCGTTACTATATCAATACGAGAATTCCAGGATTCAATATCCATATTCATTCTTTCGTTTTGAGCAGGAACAATATAATCTGTTCTACTAAACGACGGTACTTTGCTGTCTGCGGCTGTACTGATTGTAGGTGCTGAGCCTGGGCTTACAGCAGCGTAATCTGCATTTGTGTCAATATCAACATAAGGTCTGAAGTCAACCGATTCTCTTAGATTATAAAAGTTACCATTTGAACCTAAGTATACCGCAAGATCTTGTGAGCGTACTTTATCGGCAGGTAATACTGCGCTATCGTCATCAATTGGGTAACTGTTAATAGTAAAGAAATAATCGCCGGTGGACGCATTTAATTGGAACACGCCTAAATTAACTGTTAAAGTACCGGATGGTTCATCACGGCCTGGGATATATTCCATATAAGAAATATCATAATAACCGTCTTTTTGGTTTGTCTTTAATCTAAAGCTATCAGTGAAATCTTTATTACTTGTATCTTTAACACTAATAATTTTATATACATCTGGGAAGCCTAAGCTATACTTTGTAGTTGAACTTGAATAAGCAACCTTAATATATGGTTTAACTACCGTCTTATTATAAGGAGTTGTTAATTGGATATTACGGTTAACTAAAACTGTTGCTGTACCTGATGCGGCACCGCCTACAGTAATTAATAGTTCAGAATCATTTGATTGCGATACTGCACTTGTAATTGAACGACTTACGTTAAGGGAATCAATTACAACCGTATCGTCATGATTACAGTCGTAATTATAAACACCACCGCCATTTGTTAACGTAATTTCATTTGCCGTAATTGTTGCGCCAGTAATAATGTCACGAATAGGAACTGTGATATCGGTTGTACCTTTAACACTAAACATTCCTGTTGAGAAAATCATCGGCGATTTATTTTGTGCTTTTACTAACGATCCTGCTGGGATTGAAATATTACCAGCAATACTATCAATTTGGTCAACATCAGCAAACGATTTGCCTGCAGTTGTAATACGAGAACCGAACAAATAAACTTTATCTTGTGTTAAGTTACGAATAAAGGTTTTACCAATTACTGTACCACCTTCTTCAAGATCGGCCTCAGTAAAATCTAAATCAATCGTACCATTAATCGAATCTACTTCAACATAGTTTCCGTAATCAATTGACACGGGTTGGTTTTCAATGATACTTGAATTTGCGATAGAATCAATTGTAAATGATTGTTCGCCCGCAGACTCAACTCTAAATCCTTTAACGTATGCAACACCAGGAGATATAACAACCTTTGTGAGATCGTCTCTTTTCTCTGATCTTGCTTTGAATTTTTCAACGATATAGTTACCCGACTCTTCATATGTGCGTCGGGCCATCTCGTTGCCAAGTGCGTTGTATTGAGAAACGTCACGGATCTGAACAGCATTACCTTCTTTATATCGAATAAGTGTAAAGAAGTCCGCTTCGGAATCTGCGTCTACCGTAGCTTTAACAGTTAAAGTAGGTGTAAGTTTTAATCTGTCTGCACCAGGTGCGTTTTCATTTGTTGAGCCGTTTGCGTTATCAAACAATGAACTGTCTTGTAACGATGAAATGATTGTTTCATTTACTTCATAACCGACTGACTTTTGGTCAGGAGCATTACTGTATTTTTCAACAATAACAGTTTGCTCAGATGTGTAAATAAAATTACCTTTCTGAAAGATAACCCCAGGTGCCGCTTGAATACCAAACGCATTACCTGTTGGCGCAGGATCAACTGGAGAAACGTTGATTGAGTTAATTTGAGGAGTTGTAGATACAAGAGTATCCCCAATATAGCGCAGTTTATTAATGTAAAGTAATTCACCATCAATAAAACGTTTACGGTCGCCATCGCTGTTTGCTTCGTTTGAAGTTAAGTAATTAATAAAGAATGTATTTAGATCAGGCGGGCGAGTTTCAAAACCACGCTCGGCTTCAATAATTTTTGCTTTAAGACCTGAATCTTCACCTTCTAATTCGTATACAATATCAACCTCGGTTTCAACACCACCGATGATTTCAATAACTTGCTTGCTTACGAATGACTTAACGTCAAATGTTGAACCGTTTTCAACTTTATCTTTTACTTTAACATATTCCAACTTGCTCAGGTTAGTAAAAGTGCACCCTTTTACAATTGAACCTTCTTGGAATATATTGTCGCCAAATGTTTCAACTTGGTTCTGCAACATTGATTGGAGCTGCGTGAGCTCTCGTGCTTGCACAGCATATCCTGGCTTGTACAGAATTCTATAAAACTGTTTCTCTGTATCAAAATCATCAAAATATGGTGCAATATTTAGATCTGTATTAATAGGCATTTATTTTAACTTCCTTAAAATTCCAACAACAGTTTATATTCTTCTCGAGATTGATTCGTTCTATCCAATGGAGTAAAATCTTCCATAAAATAAACCAAGCCACTGCGCTGAGTGTATGGGGATTCTGTAACATTATTGGCTACAGGAGTATTTATCTCAATTACCACACCTGACTCATTCTGAAAGTCAACAGCAGGGTCAAACGCAATGTCGTTACCAACTTGAGGTGTATGAATTCTATTATAATTGTAAAGATAAACCGTGTTTGCCGTTGCATCAATTTCGTGTACTCTTGCTGCAAAACATGTTTCGTTTTGGTCGTTAACTTGAGTTACAACCTCATTCACTACAAGTGATCCATAATCATCTGTGACCACTTTAATTCTGTTATCAAACACATTAGGATTATGGAGTTCTGTATTTGCACTTTGCCATTCAGGCTCTTTTACAATCCCAAGGTGTGAATAACTGTTTGTACTTCCAATTTGATTATTGTCGTCTTCTGTAATATAACCATACAACAAAATATGACGGCATTTCATTTCTTCGAGGCGGTCAGTATTATGTCCACCTTTTGGAGATAGAATAGGTCTGATTACAGCGCGGATATCAGTACTTGTTGAGCTGTCAGGATCAAAGTCATACAGCGGATCAACGACGCTAGCTTGTACTGTGTGATATCCCGATCCTGGGCTAGTAACAAGTACCGATGTTACGATTCCATTTGAAATGATAGGATATGCTGCAGCTCCTGTGCCATTGCCTTCAATTTTAATTCTGGGTACGATTTGGAATTCTGCACCAAGGCCAATACCATCGCCAAACGGATCGTCACCAACTGACAGCTGCATCTTACCAACCAATTCAGGCTCGTCCACACTCTTTTCTTCATAGGTGTATGTTGAACAAGTATAGATTTTTGTACCTTTACTCGATGTAACAACAACAGACATACCTGCGTAATAGTTACTGATTTCGTTTAACGGAAACGCCAATGATGATTCGAGAACAAGTGATCCATCAATACCAGGTCTTGCTGCAAGTTTACCTGTTGCTCGAGGATATCCTGCGTTAGCCTCAACGTTCTCGACAAATATTTGGTCAATTGGAGAACCTGTTGTTGTGGGTTGTGTATTAGCAGGTGAGTTATTTGCATCAGAATCGAATGGAGCAAATGTAAAATCATCAACAACTGGAATATAACCCACAGCATTATATGCCTCAAATTCAGCCTGTGTAAGCTTGTACATATATTTCCATATGTAATCATCAGCAGTACGGTAGATTTGCTCGGTAGTTGTTGCGTTAAAGTTTGGCGCGTTTGAAACCGTACCGCCGTTATTATTGTATAAGCATTTATAAACTCTATAGTCACCGGTATCGTTAATGTTTGGACCTACAACAGCATAAAACCGTTGTCCTTCCATATCAACAGAATCGTCGTACTGAGTAAAGGTTTGTCCTTCTTGCCAAGGATAATACCTAATCATAAACTTACAATCAGAATTTAAAATCTTTTTACCAAATATAACATTATCAAGAAAAAGATTTTTAGATCCAATTGAGTTTATCACATTTTGACGGACCTCGTTAGGCCTAGTAACCGAAGAAACAAAGACATAAAAGTCGTTCGCCTGTAGGTCGTCATAAAATATACGAACCGTGTCGGTTTTAAGAATTGATGTAAGTGTCTCAGACATTCGTTATGTACCTTTGTTTTCCATTATTTATATCAACTTACCGTAATTGTATTATTCATGCTGTCGTGGAATTGACATTGATAATAATAAGTGCCAGTTGATCCAACTGTCCAATCAACCGGCCCTTCTTGCATTCCTTGTCCGTCAACGCCGCTTGCCTGATTTCCAGTGCCTGTTCCTTGCGCTGTCTTGATGTAAAAAGGATGGCCTGACGCACTTAAATTAAATCTTACTTTATCTCCTGCATTAAATGCAAGAGTAGGATTGTTTCCACTTACAGCACCATTTCTATCTGTTCCTACCATAGTATAGGCGCTTGATCCTGCAGCTGTTACTGTAATTGTATAATCAGGTGTAAATGAAACGGCCGCTGCCGCGTATTTTACTCGTTGAATTCTGTTGCGTGGATATACTAAACCAGAATCTGCTCTTAACCCAAGAGTTTTTGACGGATAACTTTGCCCATCAGCAGGTCGTTGATTTCTCCAACGCAAATATTTATTCAATGCGCCCTGAAGACTGTTTGTATCCATTGGATCGTCAGCTTCAGTATCCTGCATCTTTCCATCGTTTGCGTTATTAACAACCCACTTTTCAGCTTCAGCTTGATTTATATTCTGCCATGATTCCGCAAGAATTGCAAGTACACCAGCAACCTGTGGTCCTGACATGCTTGTACCTTGATATTTTCCAAAGTAATAAGAACTGTTTCTTGGGTCTGCTGTTGTTCCAGTATGTAAGCTACTTTGAATTGCTTCTCCTGCGGCAAAAATATCAACCTGACTGCCTACATTTGAAAATGGTGCTTTGTCTTCTTGCGTATCATTTGACGTGGCGCCTACGTTAATTACCGGTGCATAACCAGCACCTGATCCTGTACCACGATGCAACCACCAATCAAACGTAGAACCGTTATAAGCCATCTTAAATGAATTATTATAATCTTGATCTGAACTGTTTACTGTTTTCCAAGATGCGTTACCAGCTGATGCTACAATAATGATTCCATCATCAATTGCGTCTTGCATATCCGCTTCTCTTGAAGAAAAGTAATACGGGATTGTCATAGTTAAACTTGGCGCATAAAATCCACGAGCCTGTAGTTCTGCCTGAGTTAATTCTCTACCTGGCGCGAATGTTGTGCCTCGATAAGTAACGGATGTTGGAACACCTGTTGTATAGCCATCGGTTCCCGCAGTAGCTCTTGATTTAATTGTTGAACCATAACTGTTATTTGTAATAGTTGGATTGCGTCTACCGGTTGTCGGGTTAATAGCTTTTGTATTGTGCCACTCGCGTATATAGTCCCACATAAGTGCACTAGAAAGGCTATTAGGGTTTGTGCCGTATGGACTTATATTGTAAATATTAGCGTCTCTAGCCCATCCCTGAGTGTTGCCAGCTACGGTACCAGCACAATGACAACCATGATTATTGTCATCACGGTCTGCAGAATTTGTATAGGATCCCGCTCTGTCGTAAGTATAGGTACCGTTTGAACCGCCACTTACCGCGTTTGTTAAAGAGAACCAATTGAATTGATTAACACGTGATCCGCCAGTTCCGTCAGAATTTACAGCAAACTCTGGGTGCGCAGGATCAATATGTCCATCTACGATTACAACATCAACGTTTTTTCCTGACGCGGTAATAGTTAAATCGTCGGTGACTAAAGATGTTCCATTTCCACCCCAGTTTGAGCGATTGTTTTCTTCACAATGTCTTAGCAATCCCCAATTTATATCATCAGAATCACCGGCCCAGCTTTTATCAAACTCGCCGTTTACAATTGTGTATCCCATAGGAGTGATTGATTTATCAATCATCTCTCTTAAAGCAACATCCCAAACCCTATGGTCTTTTTTGATTTTCATTGCTTCATCGTGTGTAAGCATATAATGAGTGTTACGAGAAATGATGCGGCGGTTTACAAGATCTACCGCTCTGTCTGGAATGTATATGTTTCCACCAGGAGTTTCCATATCATTATAGAAATCCTCAAGATCTTCTTTATTGTGAAGAGTGACAATCCATTCCTTACGTTCCAATTTTAAGCCTCCAGCTGAATTGCAGTAAGAGTGACTTCAATCGTTGAAGTAGAACCTGACAAGTTTGTAACACGACAAGGGATTGTAGTATTTGGCGTTGCTTCAAAGCTATAACCGATTGTTCCAGGCGATATTTGAACTACAGCAGAGCCTGTTGTAATAACTTCTGCAATAACGCCAGCATCTGGTGCAGGATCGGTATTCTGATCTCTTGAAGCATCCGCTGACCGAGCAGATGAATGCGTATAAACTCGAACCCACGCTGCTCGGTCAACTTCAATTGACAGCAATGCGTATCCTTTAT